AATCAAAGGGAAGCGAAAAAACTACCTTCAAAAATGAAACTGTCTGCATTTGTCAAAATTGTGGAAATTCCTGGAAAGCCTAAATTAAAAACCGCCCCACCATTAAGTGGAGCGGCAATGCAATTGCTCTGGATGAACAATCGCCCTAGACAAGTATATTGTATCATTCGGAGCAGCCAAGTGCAAGCGGAACACACGTTCCACGCTGGCTGTTATTTTTATACCCATTTTTAAGGAGGATGATACTATGAAATTGCCAAATGGCTATGGCTCCATCACAAAA